CAGTTAGAACAGTTGCACCCGCTTGATTTAATGCGCTTGCATTTCTCAACAGGTCGATGAAATTTGCACTATCTAAAACAGTTTCAACTAAATTACCGCCCGCTGTAGCTGGAGTAGTTTTTAGATCTCTACGAAGTACATCGTTAGGGATTGTGATACCAGCGGATGCCTTTCCACGTTTTGCAGCGGCGGCCTCTGATACTTCAATTTCAAAACTTGCAGATTCTCTAGCGCCTGCATCATTTGGGTTAGCTAGATAGTTCATGGCTCTTAACCATGAGAAGTTTCTAACCTCTTTTTCTTCCATGCCGATGTCAGCAGCGTCAGCCTTTGGAGCTAATGCCTCTGGCTTCCACTCTCTTAAAACGGCAGCGTTAAACTCAGCAACAGATTTGCCGCTTCTTACATACTCATTACCTAAATCTTTTAGGTCGTACTTTTCTGCAACTGCCTGAATGTCTGAAATACGGCTACGCTCAGTCTTCAATACCTTGTCGGTATCAATAGTTTCTGAACGCACCTCCAATGTTTCTTTGGATGTGGTCATTTGATTTTCTGTAGAACTAGGGTTTGAGGGTGCGTCAGAAGACGCTGAGTTTTTACGCTCTTGCACTATATTATCTTCTTTCTGCGTAGAAACAGTAGAAACAGCAGATCTATTTATACCGATACTCGCGTCTGCCGGAATTGCAACCGCGCTAATCTCGAAAGCTTCCCAGTTACGAATCACAACGTCCTCGGTTCCTTTCTTTTGTACTGAGTCTTTTATGACATAACCAAATGAGATATTTCTGATAATTCCGTTTTTAATATCTCTAAATTTTGACGATGCAAATTCCTCTTCACTAAATCTAACTTTGGCATAACCGCGCTTTTTCTTTTCATCAATCCATGCCCTTTCAACAACCCCAATAACCTTGTCAGGATCATGATTCCAGAGTAGGGGCGCACCGTCATTTAAACGGTTTAAATCTGCGCTTTGTTCTCTATGCTCTAAAACTTCATTACCGAAATAACGAGTAACAGGCTCTTCAGAACTAAACGGAAATTCAAGGGTTCGATCTTCTTTTTCGACCTCCCTTACATCCAACGCAAAACCACGTTGAACTAATTGGTTTTCAAAATCACGTTTCATCGTCGTTATCTTGAGTATTAGTTTCGTCTACTTTAGTCTGCTTAGGCGTATTTAGCTGAGGCTCAAAATTTAACCCTAATTGTTGTGCCATATCTATCTCATTTTTCCTAGCTGTTAAAAATTCCTCTAGATCTAAACCGCGCTCTGCCAAAACCTCCGATTGAAGTTTAAAACCGCTTGAAACTGCAAGTTGATTACTTTGTGTTTCTTTCATTGGGTCTACCCACCCATACCCTTTAAACATCCAACGAGCCGATTGATAAAGTTTCGGTTGCATTTGATAATTCGGTAATTCCAATGATCCAGATAGAACAGCAACTTCTAACCACTCTTTAAAAATTACTTCTAAGAAAACTTCCTTTAATTGATATTGAATCGCCTTAAACGCTTCCTGATCTTGTAACAAATCTAATCGACTTGAACTGTAATTTGACTGACTGCTATCTCTAGACAAGGTTGAATAACTAACACCGATACCAGCGCTTAACGCCCTTAACATTGCCCTTAAGAATGGTTCAAATTGACCAGAATTATTATCTAAATTTGGAACGTGAACGGTTTCTCCAGCCGCAAGAAAGTTCACCTGACCGGGGCTAAGGTCATACACTCTTTCACCGTCAACAACGTCATCACCGTTTAGTTCACCCTCTGGACTTTGTATCCATGCGGTTTGAGCCGAGTTAATACGCTTAGAAATTATTTCTGCCTGTTCATATCCTTCTAAATGGTGCATCCTTTGAATAGCAGAAGATAACCAAGGAACCCCGCGAGTTTGTCCGGGTCTTTCAAATTTGGCTAAATGAATTACATCTTTTGCATCAATAAAGATATGACGTTTTTGATTAGCAGGCGTACCAACGAACAAGGTATCGCCCGGATGTCTCAAAAATACAGCGTACTTTTTAGGTCTACCCCATTTATCGACTAATACACCCATTCGCCATTCGTGGTCTTTAGGCGCTTTACCTTGATAATCCTCGTCAACCATATCGCTCTCTAACAATTGAAGAGCTAAAGCAATAGAGCTATTACCAAATGTTTTACCTCTAATAATTCTTATAAATACTTCCCCTGATTCAACCCAGTTTGAAACCGCTGACCGACAAAGATCATTAAAACAAAGTTTTCCAGCTACGTCGCATGAATCCGCATGACTCCATTCCTCAAACGCTTTTTCGACTTGATCGTTTAAACGTTGATTGTATTTACCGCCTCGTTGTTGCCTGATTTGCGATTGCAACCTAATACCAGTACCAACAACATTGTCAGTAATTGCTCTAACTGCATTTTTGCAATAATCAACATCGCGGATTAACTGCCTTGACCTATTCCGTAGCTTTTTCAAACTACCTTTAATGTCATTGTCTGCGCTGTTAGTTGATGTAACCCAACCGCTAGTAAGGCGGCTCATTTGCGCCCCTGCATAAGTACGTTGCTTAACAGGTTTTTCTATTGTCGAAGGGTTAGCCCTCCACAATTCACGCCAAGCGTTTGCAATTCCCATGATTAAAACCTAACTAAAATTTGATGTGGATTACCTAGACCGTTTGCTATATCTTGCGCCTTTTGTTCTCTCTTTAATTGGAACTTATATCGACTCTCTAAAGTCATCAAATCCGATAACTCATATTTCTTAAGGCTGCGCCCTCCGATTGAATATTCTTTTACAACGCCCCCACTTACTAACGTTCTAATGGCTGATTGTATTGCTTCTAAATCTTGTTGAATTTGTGACTTGTCATTAATAGCGGTTGCATTGCCTGTATAGGTAAGCGATTGCAAAATCTCTAATTGACCCGTTCCTATTTCATATTTTTCAGCGCCTTTCGATGCTTCTGATTGCCAAAAATAATCACCCGCCGTTAATGAAGCTGTTGATGTAGCGCTAATAGTAAATTCCCAACCTGTTCCGTATGCGGTTCCTGTTGCGGTATGTCCTAACGCTGCATTTGTCCGAATGTAATACTTTAACGCCCATCCGTCGGTACTTTGCATAGGTTCGCCAAAGGGATCAGAAACAGCATCATCACGCCATTTAATAGTTGAGCCTGAACGAAAGCTTGCCGGAATACTCATCGCAACCCCTTACCATTTGTGAACATAACCCTGCTTAGACGTAGGTTTCTTAGAGTTTAGCGCCTTTTCTGTAGTTTTTTTAAGAGGATTTAAGAGCCTTTTAGCGAATTTAGACCACATAGAGCGACGATTATGGGTCTGATAAAGCCAAAGAACGCATGAATAAGCATAAATAAGTTCATCCCATGCCTCATTACGTGCGCCGCTTTTTAATTGCCATACCCTTTCGTATATTCTTCCTGCTTTGTATTTTCTAACTTCTTTTTCTGCTGTTAATTCCTCAAAATATTGTTCCGTAATTGTCGGGTAGAAATGCAAGTAACCATCACCCGGCTCCGCATCTCTCAATCGTCTATATAAATATGATTTTACCTTATTAACACCGATACTGTACAAACGAATACTATTCCTTAACAGCTTTCCTTTAGCTCCATATTCAACTTTATTCGGCTTGCCTAGCATCACATCGCCTTTTAATCTATCGACACCCTTTATTGGAATCACCCCTAATGCCGCCCGATCTTTAGCCCATCTATAGACCTCTTCCGTAAAATGTCCTCCACTATCTATAGCAGCTCCAATAATTTTCAATTCATTACCATCTTCATTTATATAAGGTGTTGTTAATACCTCGTCTAATTGATCCCATACATCTTTACGCCCCGGATTTCCATACAGAACAATTCGATCTATTAAATAAAGTTGTTCAGGTCTGTCATAAGTAGCCGATTCAACAGGAGCGCCAGCGCCCCAAACTGACAAACTTAAACGATCATCTTGTGTATCAATTCCAGCTACTAACAACAACACTTCTCTAGGAGGAACGCCGCGTTTATATGTTTCTTTAGATGCTCTTTCCATCAATTGACTTGCCCCAACCTTCCTTTCAAATTCATCA